ACTGGGGCTTCCACAAGGGCGATATCATGATCTATGGGGATGCCACCGGAGGGTCAAAGGGAAGCGCCCAGCTGCATGGAAGCGACTGGGATATCATCAGAAACATGTTCAGGCCGGTGTTCGGCAGGCGTGCCAGGTACAGGTACAAGCGCGCCAATCCCACTGAAAGATCCCGGGTCAACGCCATGAATACCAGGCTCAAGGCGGCCGATGGGACCATTCGCATGCTTGTGGATCCAAAGAAATGCCCGCACTTGGTTGAGGACTTTGAGGACGTTTCGGTCCTGAAAGGCGGCTCGGGCGAGATTGACAAGAAAAGCAATGAGGACATCACGCACTTGACAGACGCGGTGGGATATTGGATCGAAAGCGATTTCCCGGTCACATCGAGGAAAGCTCCGGTTTCAGTGGCGATTTGATTTTTCCCATTTACAAGCGGGATATTTGGGTTATTTTGGATTGAGATATCTTGGTGATGGGTGGAATGTATTTGTGCCATGGCCCTTATGCTGGAAACCCTAGGAGGATTGTGTTGAAGAATAGGATGGCATCCATTGACGAATGGGAAGAATCCTTGCCTGAGCAATCTGGAGGGTTCGAATCCCTCCACCAAGTCCAATTGAAAGGAAAATCATGCCGCAGGGTGGAGAAATGGCATCTCACTGGATTCATAATCCAGAGGCTGCAGGTTCGAGTCCTGCCCCTGCTACCTGAAAGGAGAAATTATGCCAGTCACATGCGTAAAACGAGGCGAAAAATGGCGTCTGGTCAATACCAACACCGGGATGGTCGAGAAGACCGATAAAGGTAACGCCCGTGATGGAGGCGGCCATGTACGAGAACAGGACTGCAGGGCACAGGCCGCTGCAATGAACGCGAACACGGAAAACCGATGAACTGCATTGCTGGCAGGCACTTGACGGTCGATCTGCAGCTGCGAGACAGTAAGTACTTGCGTGACGAGGCGGTTATGCGCAACCTGCTCGAGCGGATGGGCGACACGCTGGACATGACCATTGTTGCTCCCCCGGCGATGTTTAAGTTTCCTTGGATGGCTTCGGAGCTGGAGAGATTTACATCGATCCTTGAAAGCTCTCAAGACTATCTCGTTGAAACAGCTTACGCGTGGCCACATATCAAAAGAATGAGGGAGCATCTTGAAGCTAGGAAAAAAGATCAGTCCGGGATCACAGGCTTTTCGGTATGGCTCGAGTCGCACTGCTCGATTCATACATTTCCCGAGCGCGGAGAAGCGCATATCGACATCTTCTCATGCAAGGATTTTGCAAGCGTGCGTGCTTTGATTTTGATACGCGAGATATTCGGAGATTCGATTCTTCAAGGCGGCATTGCAGAAATTGAAAGACAACGCGGAGGCTACATGCCAAAGGTCAATGCCTACGCTCTAACCTGAAAGGAACATCATGAAAGCAGCCAAATCCTGGAAAACCACCGCGGCCGGCATCTGCGCAGGCATCGGAATCCTGGCCACGCAGATCGGCTACCTGCTTGACAGCAATCCCGAAACCGTCCTGGACTGGAAGACCTGCCTAGCAGGCATCGGCGCCCTGGGCATCGGATGGTTCAGCCGTGACAACGACAAAAGCAGCGAGGACGTCGGCAACAAAAAGTAGATGGAACTCCCTGGCACAAAAGAAGAACTCATGCGCACGCTTGCCGAGGCCATGAAAAAGCACGGGATCCACGACTGGGTGATTGCCTTTAACGATCCTGACAGCGATTCACAGCCAATGCACTTCCATGGTTCTTTGCCCTGGATTCATGGCATGGGGCGTCTGATCAACAGGGCTGCAGGCAAACAGATCGACGACAACGTGTTCAGGGGTGGCTGATGAAATGGCTCACTGCGGTCGCAGCATTCTTGGGCCGCTTTTTCAAGGAGATCCTGCCAGAGCTTTTCGCAGAAGCACGCAAGCCGACAAAAACGACTCAGGCCGGAGGCGATCGGGAGCTGCAGAAGGATGTGAACGAGGAAATCAACAGGCAATTGGAAGAACTCTGGGCAGAAGAGGAACCGGCCGTGATCAAGATCGTTTGCCAGAAATGCGCTGTCGTCCGCACGGTGATTGCCGGCGACCTTCGCATTATTGACGCTGGATGTACATGCGGTGGCTCATACAGAAAGCTTGACGATGACTGAAGACCAAAAAAGGGAACTGCTCAAAAGTCCCCTCGAGGAACTGATCAATAATTTCTCTGAAATCCTGATCGAAAAGGGCATGCAAAACTTCGCGATGATTGGAAAGGATCCGGATAGCGATGTTCTTTTTATTCGCCATTTTGGATCAATTTTCTGGATGCATGGAGCAGGTAAACAGATCAGCCTGCAGGCAGAAAAAAACATGTGCAAAAATACCTTCGGCAGGGATGATGAGTAAAACAAGAATTGACCGCATACGGGACGATATCAAGCTTGCGAACGAGCGCAGTCCTGGTTTCAGCCTGATAGGGAATGCGGACAAACTCAGCAAGCTGCAGGACAAGCTGATAAACGAGGATTTGCTTTGGGCGCTTCAGAGAATTGAAGACATGCGCAGAATGCTTGACATTGAAATGGGATTTGATAGGGCGGACCAGCCAAAAACTTTATCCACTCCAGGCATTCAAACGTGGTACGAGGAGATGAAAAAGTGATGCCTGTAAAAGGAAAATCCGTCTGCGCAAACTGCTCACACGTCTGGGAAATGACGGTCGATAAGAACTGGGATGGATGGGCAGTCTGTCCTGTCTGCGGGTCCAGGCGCGGGACATTCACGGGCGAAGATCAGGAAGAGCTGGAAGCCTGGCGCAAGAAGACCTTTGTTTTCGACAAATATCTATGTCTGTTTTCCCTCATAATCGCTTTCTGCTTTGTGATTGCGTCCTTGTCAAGCTGCGGCTTCACGCCCAACCAGGTAGTCCGCCATCCAGACGCACCAATGCTCATAACAGATTCCAAGGACGGATATGTTCGTGTCTCCGTCTACAGCAAGCAAGAGAATGGCCTGATCGACGCCGGATGGGTCGATCTCAAAACAGCCCAGGGCTGGACGATCGTCAAATATGACTGGGAGGCCTTTATCGCCAAAAAGGCAAAGGAGAATGAAAATGGCTGACACCGTTGAAATCGTACCAGAAGGCGGACGGCATCCTGTTCCGAAAAGGGTCAATGCAGGCCCCCAGACACAGCCTGATACCATTGATCAGACAAGCCCTGATTTTGACATCATGAAAGACGATGGAAGCTGGGAGCTGATCAATTCCTTGATGGGCGGGACAAAGGCCATGCGCAAAAAGGGAGAGAAGTATCTCCCGCGGGAGCGCAAGGAAAAAATGCGCGACTGGGAAAACAGGCGCGATCGCTCATTCCTGCTCAATAAGTTCAAGGACGCAGTAAATAAAACATCGTCCAAGCCATTCTCCAGGCCGATCACTCTGCAGAACGCAGAGAAACTGCACGAGCAACTGAAATTGATCGAGGATGATGCGGACGGAACAGGCCGCAACCTGACTCAATTCTTTTGGGCATGCTTCAAGAATGCCCTGGAAAAAGGTCTTACCCATGTCCTGGTGGATTTCCCTGCCATTGATGGGCAGCTGACACTGGCCCAGGAAAGAGCCCTGGGAGTGCGGCCAAGATTCGTGCATATCAAGGCAGAAGACCTGTTTTTCTGGAAGTTTGACAATGATGACAATCTGGTTGAAATAAGATTCACCGAAAAGGGTGTCGAATCATCTGGGGAACATTCCCAGAAAAAAGTCGAGCGCATTCGAGTCTACAAAAAAGAAACATGGGAACTCTGGGAGAAAAACGAAAAAGGCGCTTGGGAAAAGAAAGAGGACGGAACCCACACCTTCAATGGCGTGCCTCTTACAACCTGGTACATGGATCAGGATGGTGTCATGACCGCAACTCCGCCATTCCTTGAACTGGCATGGACGAACTTGACACACTGGCAGAGCTATTCAGATCAGCGAAACCTTCTGCGCGTGGCCAGGGTCCCGATCGTTGTCGGCTCCGGGTTCACAAAGGGCGAGATCGACGATGGCATTGAAATCGGTGCAACCAGGTTCATCGTATCGGAGAATCCTGACGCAAAGATCGAGCATGCAGAACATAGCGGGAAGGCCATCGAAGCCGGCCGCATGGATCTGAAGGACCTCGAGGAGCAAATGGACATGATGGCCCTGGAGCCATTTGTCGGCAAGACAGGCGCGCCGACTGCGACCGCAAAGGCGATCGACGAAAGCAAATCCCAGTCTTCAGTCCAGGCCTGGATCAGATCTGGCGAGAACGTGGTCAAAAACTGCTATGCTTTGGCAGGCGAATGGGTGAAATACGAGCTTCCGGATGATTTCAAGGCCGATATCTTTAACGACTTCGCCATTGTCCTGATGGGCAAGGACGACAAGGAAACCCTGCTCAAAACAGTCCAGTCCGGGAAGATCTCCCAGCAAACATATCTGCGCGAATGCAAGAGGCGTGGATTCCTGTCCGAGAACCTGGATGTTGAGGAGGAAATAGAGGCGATTGAGTCCCAGCCTCCGCTTTTGATGGGCATTCCCGAAAGCAGTGAATCCGATGAAGGCGGTGAGGGCGACGAGGAATAGCCCATGGGCATCAACGACGAACTACTCAGCAGATCGATCAGCCATGCGATTTTCCTGGAAAGGCTGAAAACCGGGGAACAACGCAAGGTCCTGACTTTCCTGCAAGACAAGGTCTACAACGACCTGACCAAGATCGTGCAGGGGCGCCTCCGCGACAATATCACGACCAAGCGACTTCTGGCCATGCAAAAGGCCTATGGTAAAATCATAAAGAACGGCTTTGTAAAGGCTTATGACGGATTCAAGAACGATCTTGTAAAGATTTCTGATTCAGAGGCATTGTACCAGGTAAATATGATTAATCGGCTTTCTCCCGTTCAATTGGAGATGGTTTTGCCTTCGGCGACGCTGATCGATCAAGTGGTGAACAAGCCCATGCTTGGGCGCCCGCTTCGCCATTGGTTTCGTGACCTTGGGGGCGATCTCGGGGAGCGCGTCAGCGCCCAGATCAATATCGGTCTGGCAGAGGGCGAGACTGTTGGACAGATGGTTCGTCGGATCCGCGGTACTCGCGCGCTGAATTACACCGATGGGGTGATCGCCACGAATGCCAGGAACACAAAAACGATCGTTCGCACCGCCGTCAACAATGCCGTTACTCAGGCCCGGGAGACTGTTTATCGGCGCAATGAGGATGTGGTCAAGGGCGTCAGGTATGTGGCGACCCTGGACTCGAGGACCACGGTCATCTGCGCGGATCTGGACGGGCAGGTTTTCAACATTGACGAAGGGCCAAGGCCTCCGCAACATCATCAATGCCGAAGCAGTACATCGCCTGTTATCAAGTCATGGCGCGAAATGGGTATCGACTTGAAAGAGGCTCCCACTGGAACCAGGGCATCCCTCAATGGAGCTGTTCCTGCAAAAACCACATATCCGGAATGGCTGAAAAAACAGCCGATCGCAATACAAAACGAGGTTCTTGGAAAGGGCAAAGCCAGGTTATTCCGGCGCGGAAAAGTGAAATTTGACCGCTTTGTTGACCCAACTGGAAAAGCTTTGACACTCATCGAATTGGAAGCCCTGGAGAAAAATTTATAAAAACTCTTTGTGCGGCCATTTTTTCAGGTCTATAATCGAAATCGAATCGTATTTTCTTATTTTCATGGGGCGGGACGCCCCCACCAGGCGGGATGCCGGAGGAGAATAGAAATGGCGCTAAAGGCCGTACTTGATAAGCTTGATGGGCTCAGTGATGAGTTTCGCAAGCTTTACGTTGAGAGGGACGGGAAGTTCTATCTTGACGTTGAGGCAGTCGATGGTTGGAACCTTGAGGATGTGCGCGAGCTGAAATCGGCTCTTTCCTCTGAGCGGGAGGCTCGGAAGAAGGCCGAAGGAAAGGTCGGTGCATTTGGAGAGCTTGACCCTGAAAAGGCAAAAGAGGCAATCCAGAAGCTCGAGGAAATGAAGGACTGGACCCCGGACGAGAAAGTCAAGGAGCAGATTGAAGTCCAAGTGGCTGCGATCAAAGAGAAGCTCCAGGGCGAGATCGACGGTCATATCAAGACCGTTGAAGACCTTAACAGCCAGCTTTCAACGCACATCATCGACAATTCTGCACTGGCAGCTCTTGCAAAACACAAAGGCAATTCAAAACTGCTCCTTCCGCATGTCCGGCAGATGGTGAAAGCCGTCAAGGATGAAAACGGAAGGCTCATCGCTCAAGTGGTCGATGAAAAAGGCGGCCCCAGGATCTCGATGAAGCAGGGTTCTACCGACCCGATGGAAATCGAGGAACTGGTTGAGTGGATGAAAAATCAGTCAGATTTTGCTCCAGGCTTCGAGGGCAATGGTGCGAGCGGCAGCGGCGCAAAAGGCGGTTCTCAGGGTGATGGTGGTGGAAACCCACCTCCCCCGGCAGACTTGAGTCCAACGGCAAGGCTTGCCAGGGCTCATAAAGAGGCCCGCACGACTTAGAGCTTCGCGTGAAGCGGCCGAGCGCGGCCTCAGAGGATAGTCACAACAGAAAGGTAAGGCAATGGGTCTTACAATCCTCGAGGCGGCCAAACTCGGCCAGGGAACCGAAATACAGCGGGCCGTCGTAGAACTGTACGCAAGAAACGCAAAAATTCTTGAGTACCTCCCTTTTGTCAACATTCCCGGAAACGCCATCAAATACAACCGCGAAGAGATCCTTCCTGGAATCGGTTTTCGTGGTGTAAATGAGGGCTACACCGCCAGCACTGGCGTCCTCAATCCGCAGGTGGAATCCCTGTCAATTGCCGGTGGCGACCTTGAAGTGGACAACTTCATTGTTCAGACCGAAGGCGAGGACACACGCGCATCACAGGAGTCAATGAAGGCAAAGGCCCTGTCACAAGCATGGCAGGAAACCTTCTTCAAGGGCGATTCAGACACAGACCCGAGAGAATTCGACGGTCTTCAGAAGCGCCTTGTCGGCGATCAGCTGATTCCTGCTGGCGCAACATCCGGTGGCGATGCTCTCAGCCTCGCAGTTTTGGACGAGGCGATCGATGCAGTGATGGAGCCACAATTCCTGGCCATGAACAAGACCATGGCACGCAGGTTCAGTGCTGCAGCCCGCGACACAGGAGTTGGCGGGTACATCACCTGGACGGAAGACAGTTTCGGACGTCGGATCCGAGCATATAACGATCTTCCCATCCTGGCAATCGAGAACCTGAAGGGCGGAGACGATGTTCTGCCTTTCGACGAGGCGAACCCAGGTGGAGGCGCGGCAGCCTCAACATCCATTTACGTTCTGTCATTTGCCGATGAAATGGTGAATGGAATCCAGAACGGCGAGATGGACGTCCGAGACCTCGGCGAGATGGAAACCAAGCCTTCGCTGCTCACCCGCATCGAGTGGTACGCAGGCATCCAGATCAAGCATGGCAGAGCGGCAGCCAGGCTTCACGGTATCAAGAACGCCGCAATCACCAAGTAGTCTCCGCGGGAGGCCTAGAAAAACGCAAAAAGAAAGGTTGAACAATGGGTGATTTTGCTCATGTTTATGACAATGACCTGCTTCTGAAAGACGCTGGTCTTGTCGCGGCAAGTGCGGCCGCAACCGTTGGAGGCTCAGCTGCCATTCTTGATCTCGGTCAAGCCATGTGGCATGGTGATCTGTGTATCGATTTCAATGCAATTGAATTCGACACCGCAGATGAGACCTACGACATCCTTCTTCAGCTGTCCAGCAAAGCGGACTTCGCCAGTGACATCGTCACAAAGGTGAGCTGCCCGAAGGGTGACGCGCGGAACGCAGCGGACGTGGATCAGAACGATCTTGGCCTGGAAGTGATCCCTTGCAACAACAAGGTCGGCGACACGATCTATCGTTATGCACGCCTTTACACCGTGGTCGGCGGAACAGTGGCCACCGGGATCAACTACGCTGCCTGGCTGGCAAAAAGGTAGCACAAGTCGAAGAAATCCATAGGCGCCGGGCTTAGGCCCGGTTGCCTTTGGCTTTTTTATTTTGAATCGGATCCACCAAGGAGAAAACCATGAAAAGATTTACCATCTGGGAAAAGGAAACCGGCAAGCCTCATCAATGCAAAGGCGTTGATCTCAGAGAGCTTATCGATTCAGGGGCCTACACAGAAACAAAGCCTGCAGGCGCGAAGGATCCTGAAAAGGAAGAGATCCCCGAAAACCCCATAAAAAACCATGCTGGCCTTGAGGATTTCGCTGGCTACACCAACAAGCAGCTCCAAGAGTTTGCAAAACAGGCCGGCATTAAGAACTTTGGCAAGATGTCCAAGGTTGAGATGATCAACGCTCTCACTGCTGCAAACTTCAAACCAGATTTTGAGGGCGTGGACTCGGATGCCTAGACCCAATATCGGGCAACTGAAAAACACCATTTCTACTTTCCGCCAGAATGTTGGCGGAGAGTATCATTGGCGGCCTGATTCTCTGAACGCTCTCTGGGGCTGGTGGGACGCTAGCAGCGCTGACAACTTTGAGCTGACAGGAACCGACATCGACAAGTGGAAAGACAGCGGTCCGGAAGGGAACGACCTTGTCCCTGTTGTAGCTGATGATCCTGCGCAGTTTGTCATCAACCAGCTGAACGGCCTACCGATTGTTCGCGTGACTCCAGGACCGCCAGCTACTCGCCTGATGCTTGTTGGCGATGCAGAGCCTGACTTCGTAAAGAAAGACGGTCCCAAAACCTTCATGGCCATTGGCAAGAAAACGAGCCCGTTCACGTTGTACCAGTGGCTTGGGAATGCGACCGGGCCTTACTACTTCAGCACGATGGGAGCGAGTAACCAGGACAAGGTATTCAGCGTTGGATCGTCATCTGAGATCGTACAGGTCACGACCACGATTCCGAACGACCAGCACCATGTCACGTTCTTTACGATTGACGCTGATAACCTCGGCAGGCGGATCTACAACTTCAACGATCCAGGCGCTGAAAACACAAATGATCCAGCAATGAATCTTACACCAACTTGGCTTTTCAGGCTTGGCGGCACGGCAAGTAACGGATCAAACAATGATCTGGCGGAGATCGCGATCTGGCAAAGAACCTTGAACCTCGATGAGATCAATAGCCTCATCGACAATTACATCACGCCCAAATGGGGCTTGGTGAAGCCATAAAGGATCCGGTGGGTCCGGAGGGCGGAAGGGTGGGTTTCTAGCATGGCTGAACCAGTTTATGAAATGAAGCATGTGGAGACCGAGGAGATAATTCAGGTCTCGAAGTCTCAGATTCCGGACAAGATGCTGGAGGGATACGAACTTACCAGCAACAAACCAGTGGAGGAATAATGGAAACAGTCGAAATGCAGGGTCCTGGCGGCCGCATCATGGTTCAAAAGAGCCAGGTCAACAACTACAAAGAGCGCGGCTACAGCGTGGTCGAAAAAGAAGCGCCTGCACCCGCACCCGCACCAGAGCCCGAGGACGTGGAGGACGGCGAGGAGGATTAAATGGCCTTCGTAGTCGAGGACGGCACAGGATTGGCTAACGCTACCAGCTACCTCAGCGTGGCTGATGCGGACGCCTATTTTGCCGATCGGAATAACCCTGCAGCCTGGCGCAATGCCGAGGACGCGAAAGCAACCGGCACAATGGTCTTGGCAAACCAGCCAACAGACGGCGATACCTTCACCATAGGCCTGAAGGTCTACACGCTTGAAGATACGCTGACCGACGTTGACGGGAACATTCAGATCGGTGCGACCCTTGCCGAAACCCAGGCCAATATCGTGGCGGCGATCAACCTCACGGGGACCCCGGGCACCCAGTACGCTGCGAGCATGACCGAGAACACGGATGTTGACGCATCGGAGTTCTCCTCAAATGAGATGGTCTTGACGGCGATCACCGGAGGCACCGCTGGCAATGCGATCGCCACGACTTCGACGTTCACGGATCTGGACAACAAGTTCAAAGCTGCAACTTTGTCCGGGGGCTACAACACCAAGGAACAGGCCCTGATCATGGCCACGCAGTATCTGGACAACGCCTATCACTTGAGATGGATCGGCGAGAAAGCCACTGCAGATCAGGCCCTGGATTGGCCGAGATCCTATGCCTACGATGGTGATGATTATCTGCTGGCGTCCAATGCTGTCCCGGTAAAAGTGACGTATGCAACCTGCGAAGCTGCTCTCAGGCATCTGACCACATCCGGGGGCCTGATGCCGGACTGGACCGAAAACGGGACGCTCAAGCGCAAGAAAAGCAAGCTTGGACCGCTTGAAACCGACAAAGAATGGCTTGGCGGATACTCGCCTGGCACGCCAACAGGAAAATACGCGGTGGTCGAAGCCCATTTGAAAGGGCTTATTTCGAGCGCCTCACAACCTCCCCTTTATCGCTGCTGATGGTCACTGAATTTGACAATGAAATGGTCCCAGAGGCCCAAGCGATTCTTGACGAATTCGGCATGGATGTCATTTTGACATACGAAACCGGAACTTACGATGCTGCAACAGGATCGGTAAGCACGCCAGCACCAACCACGGAGACCGTGAAAATGAGCCCACCGGTCCCGATCGAAATGAAGTACGTTGATGGCGATGTGATCAAACACGGTGATGTCGAGGCCTATCTTGCGGCCCAGGATCTGGTCAATACACCCAGAAATGGCATGAAAGTCACGATCAAAGGCGAGGTTTTCCAGGCTGTTGAAGCCAGCCCGCTTTATTCTGGCGAGCTGATCGCCGCATGGAAACTGAGGCTGCGGCGATGAGCATCAGCGCAGACGTCCGAAAATTCAACAAGGAACTGGCAGCATTTGCTGCCACGCTTGAACCACAGCATATTGTTCCGTTCACAAAGAAAATTGCATTCCAAGTACTTGAAGGTGTTATTTTCAATACACCTGTGGATACAGGACGTGCCCGTGGAAATTGGCTACTTGAAATTGGAAGCGAGCCAAAGGAAGAAGTTGACAGATTTGGTTCTGGCGCTCACCCTGAAGCTACAGAAGGAAATGTTGGCCCAGCTGGGAGCGCCGCACGTGACGCTGGACTCGGGAAGCTTTCGACCCTTAAGCCCTTTGTCCCAATCTACATCACAAACAATGTCCCATACATCATGGCCCTCGAAGAAGGCCATAGCAAGCAGATCCAGCCGCATCAAATGATCAAGGGAACTCTTGACCGCGTAAAGGCACAGTTTCCATGAGCTTCCATGAAGATCTGCACAATGCGATACGGACGCGTTTCAAGAACCAGGTCCAAGACGTTTACGATTCTGGATCTCTTGCAGGCAAGGTGGCTTATGACAATGCGCCGTTTGATCAGCCTGCTGATGGGTCTTTGTGGGTCCGCTGGTCAGTCACAGAGAATCTTTCTCAGCAAGCGGAGATCGGGGACCCGGGCAACAACAGATTCAGAACCTTCGGGAATGCGGTGGCCAGCATATTTGCGCCCATTGAGATGGGGGACCAAAACGGCCTGCAATTGGCTGATGCCATAAAAGCCGCATTTCAATCGACCATTGCTGATGGCGTGGTCTATCGAACTCCGAGCCTGACCATGGTAGGCCGGCTCAATAATCGGTATTGGCAGATAAATGTGAGCTGTCCTTTTCATTCGGATCAGTTTGCATAAGGAGTAAAAAATGACCACAAGATACGTGAGCAGGGAAACCGGGGACGATACGAATGACGGTCTGTCCGAAGCCAATGCCAAGAAAACCCTTG